GAGATACTCTGAAACTTCTAGTACAACAGATATAATAAAGTCTCTTAAAGAAGAGATTATGGATGCTACACAATTATATATGGGTAGAAACGCACCTAAGGCTGCTGTGGCTATGGTAAGTGGTGTAGATGACCCTACCCAGCTTGGCATACGAGACAAGCTCTCAGCAAGCAAGGAACTGCTAGACAGAGTAGGTTTAATTAAAACCGAAAAGGTACAAGTAGAAGCATCAGGTGGGGTAATGATATTACCACCAAAGAATAAAGAGTAACATGAATAGAAGTTTAGGCAAGTGGAAGTTACCACAACCTACAGATATAAAAGACGAAGAAGGTAAAGAGTGGTCTAAGATACCACGTATATCACGAATAGTACCTTTTGGTTATGAGAAGAATGAAGAAGACCCTGACATACTTAATCCGATACCCTTTGAACTTGAAGCCATTGAGATGGCTAGAAAATATGTAAAACAGTATTCCTTTCGGCAAGTTGCTAATTGGGTTACTCAAAAAACAGGTAGAGAAATATCTCACGTAGGATTAAGAAAAAGGTTAATGCATGAGCAACAACGTAAGAACCAAGCTAGAACTCTCAGAAAATGGTCTGAGTACGCCCAGAAGGCAATCGAAAAGGCGAAAGCCATCGAAGAAGAAAGAACAGGTTCAAGAGCCTAGTGTAGTAAAAGTAGAACGTGTGGATGATGAAGATTCTCTTAACGTAGTATTTAAACCTAACACAGGACCACAGACGGACTTTCTTGCTGCAGGTGAACGAGAAGTATTATATGGAGGTAGTGCAGGTGGTGGTAAATCATATGCCATGCTTGCTGACCCACTCCGATACATGGGTCATCCATCATTTAGTGGATTACTATTAAGACATACAACAGAAGAACTACGAGAGTTAGTATGGAAGTCGCAAGAAATATACCCTAAGATTTGGAAGGGTATAAAATGGTCAGAGAGAAAGATGCAATGGGTAGCACCATCAGGTGCTAGATTGTGGATGTCATACCTTGACAGAGACGATGACGTATTAAGATATCAAGGATTGGCATTTAGTTGGATAGGTTTTGACGAGTTAACCCAATGGGCAACTCCTTTTGCGTGGAACTACATGCGTTCACGTTTAAGAACAGCATCATCAGACTTGCCAATCTATATGAGAGCAACCACTAACCCGGGAGGTCCGGGACATGGTTGGGTTAAAAAAATGTTTATTGACCCTGCTCCTTATGGAAAGACATTCGATGCGACAGATATTGAGACAGGGGAAATACTTAAGTATCCAGCAGGACATAGCAAAGCTGGACAAGGATTATTTAAAAGGAAGTTTATCCCTGCAAGATTATCTGACAATCCGTATCTCTCTAGAGAAGGCGATTACGAAGCAATGTTGCTTTCATTACCAGAGCAACAACGTAGGCAATTACTTGAGGGCGATTGGGATATTAAAGAAGGTGCTGCCTTTACGGAATTTAATCGTGACATCCACGTGGTTGAGCCTTTCCACATCCCTAATAATTGGGTCAAATTTAGGTCTTGTGATTATGGGTATGGTTCTTATAGTGGAGTGTTATGGTTTGCTGTCTCACCATCTGAACAACTTATTGTCTATAGAGAACTCTACGTTAGCAAAGTCCTTGCCACAGATTTGGCAGATATGATAAATGAATTAGAAGCTGAAGATGGTAATATGAAGTATGGTGTCTTAGATAGTTCTTTATGGCACAAACGTGGAGACACAGGACCTTCACTAGCAGAACAAATGATTATGAGAGGGTGTAGATTTAGACCTTCAGATAGAAGTAAAGGTAGTCGTGTATCAGGAAAGAATGAGATACATAGACGTTTGCAAGTAGATGAGTATACAGAAGAACCTAGAATAGTGTTCTTTGATACCTGTACTAACATGGTGTCACAATTACCAGCTATACCTTTGGATAAAAAGAATCCTGAAGATGTAGACACAAGAGCAGAAGACCACTTGTATGATGCATTAAGGTATGGTATGATGTCAAGACCACGCTGTAGTATATTTGATTACGACCCACATGGTAGAACTACTAGGAGTATGCCTGTAGCAGATTCAACGTTTGGATATTAATATGGCAGAAGACGAAATAAATATAGAAGACGATGCTTTATCTTTAGAAGATTCAGAAGATTCTAATGTAACTGATGTAGAAGTTAAAGGTATAGCTGACCATGTTATGTCTCAATTTAAAAAGTCAGAAGATTATAGATATGATGATGAAACAAGATGGGTGCGTGCTTATAGAAACTATAGAGGTATATATGGACCTGACGTTCAATTTACCGAAGCAGAGAAATCTAGAGTATTTATTAAAGTAACAAAAACAAAAACGTTAGCAGCTTATGGACAAATAGCTGATGTATTATTTGCAGGAAATAAATTTCCTATAAGCATAGAACCAACTGAATTACCAGAAGGAGTAGCTAAAGATGTTAATTTCGACCCTAAAGAACCTTCGCAATTACGTGAACAAGATGTGGAGGAAAGTTTGGATAACCCTTATGGTTTTATGGGTGACGGTAAGGAACTCCCTAGAGGAGCTACTGCTCAAAGCTTACAAGATAAACTTGGACCTTTGGCAGATAAGCTTGGAGAAGTTGAAGGCATTAAAGAAGGTAGTGGGGAAACTCCTACAGCGATAACATATAGTCCTGCGATGATTGCAGCTAAGTCTATGGAAAAACAAATCATGGACCAGCTACAAGAATCTCATGCTAACAAGCACCTTAGAAGCACAGCTTTTGAGATGGCATTGTTTGGTACAGGAGTAATGAAAGGACCTTTTGCTGTTGACAAAGAATATCCGAATTGGGATGAAGAAGGTGAGTATTCTCCGGTATTTAAAACCATTCCTCAAGTTAGTCATGTCTCCGTTTGGAATTTTTATCCTGACCCTGACAGTACTAATATTGACCAAGCACAGTATGTAATAGAAAGACATAAAATGTCACGTTCTGAATTACGTGCATTAAAACGTAGACCTTACTTTAGAGACAATGTTATTGAAGAAGTAATAGCTGATGGTGAAAACTATACTAAAAAGTATTGGGAAGATGATTTAATAGATTATAACCAAGATAGTTATGTAGAAAGATTTGAGATACTTGAATATTGGGGTATGTTAGATACTGATTTGTTAGAAGAACAAGGAGTATCTATACCTAAAGAATTAAAAGACTTTGAAGAGTTACAAGCTAATGTGTGGGTTTCAGGTGGTAGATTACTTAGAGTAGTATTAAATCCATTTAAACCTTCTAAGATACCTTACATGGCAGCTCCATATGAACTAAACCCTTATTCATTTTTTGGTGTAGGTCTAGCTGAAAACATGGATGATACACAGACACTTATGAATGGTTTTATGAGAATGTCTGTAGACAATGCTGTGTTATCAGGTAACTTACTTATAGAGGTAGATGAAACTAACTTAGTTCCGGGACAGGACTTATCTGTATATCCGGGTAAAGTATTTAGAAGACAAGGTGGTGCTCCGGGTCAAGCTATCTTTGGTACAAAGTTTCCAAATGTTTCACAGGAAAACTTACAACTGTTTGACAAAGCTAGACAACTAGCCGATGAAAGCACAGGACTGCCATCATTTTCTCATGGACAAACAGGTGTATCAGGTGTAGGTAGAACTGCATCAGGTATATCTATGTTAATGAACGCAGCAAGTGGCAGTATCAAAACTGTTATTAAGAATGTAGATGATTATTTACTTAAACCTTTAGGTGAAGGATTATTTAGATTTAATATGCAATTTAATTTTAACCCAGAAATAAGAGGTGATTTAGAAGTTCATGCTAGAGGAACTGAAAGCTTAATGGCAAATGAGGTTCGTAGCCAAAGACTAATGCAATTTTTACAAACTGCATCTAATCCTGCCCTTGCTCCGTTTGCTAAGTTTAATTATATTATTAGAGAGATAGCTAAGGCTATGGACTTAGACCCTTCAAAGGTTACTAATAATATGGATGAAGCTGTATTACAAGCTGAACTGCTTAAACAGTTTCAAGGACCTGCACCTCAACAAGGACAACCTCAACAGGGTCAACCACCAGCAGGTGCAAACCCAATGGACCCCACAGGAGCAGGTGGTGGAGTAATAGGAACAGGTCAAGCACCTCAACCAAACGAACAAGGATTTAGTGGAAATGGAGAAGCAAATACTCAGCAACCTCAAACCTCTAGTCAGCCACCAACACCAACTCAATAAGTATCTAGATGCTGTGATAGAGCAACATCATAAAGCAATAGAACAAACAGAGAGTACGGTAACGGTGTACAGAACGCAGGGTGCGATTGCAGCATTACGTAGACTAAAATATTTAAGAGATGAGGTAAATAAAAACGATGGCTAAAAAACCTGTAAGCGACCAAATGGAATTATTTGAAGACGGTGGATTCAAAGACCAAGGTAATACTAAAGACCCCATATCAAATAATCCTGTACCTGTTGGCTCTACTAAAAAAGAAGTAAGAGATGATATACCTGCTAATCTTAGTGAGGGTGAATTTGTTTTACCTGCTGATGTAGTTAGATATCATGGCTTAGAAAAGATTATGGGTATTAGAGACCAAGCTAAACAAGGTTTACAGAAAATGGAAAACATGGGTCAGATGGGTAACTCTGACCAAGCAACTTTACCTGATGGTACACCTTTTCAACAAATGGCAGAGGGTGGAGCAGTACCTGTACCAACAATACAACAACCTGAAGTTGTAGCACAGAATCAAGTTCCGGGAGTACAATACGTAGCTCCAACTACACAGGCAGTTAGACCATCTATATATTCGTTTAATCAACAAATGCCACAAGTAACTGTACCTACACAACCAAGTGTTACAGTTCCTACACAACCTAATTATCAAACACCTGCATATAGGCAGTCAACTAGCACAGCAGAAACACCTAAGTTTTCTAATTTACTTGGTACACAGTTTGGTCAGTTACAAGAGTCTGTTACTAAAAGATACGTAAATGATGCAGGTGAAGAGATGTATATACCATTTGTGAATGGTGAACCTATATATCCTATACCTAATGGCTTTAGAGAAGAAGCAGAAGATGCAATAAAAAAAGAAGATGAAGATGTAAACAAAGCTGTACAAAGTACAAGTGTCAGACAACAGCAAGATGATGGCGATAGTGGTGGCTTTGATGGTAGTCAAACACAAGATTATAAAGTAGCTATGCAATTAGCAAGTTATAATGATAATGAAAAAGCTTACAAAGATAAAAGTTTAATTGGTCAATTAATGAGTTCTGCTTCATCTTTAATTGAAAAACTTCCGGGTAAACAAATTATAGATAAATTAACACCTGAATATCAAAGACAGGCAGGTTTTAATTTTCCTGCTGGTGTAACAGAAGCTACAGCATTAACTGAAAATAAAAAAGACCCTAGCTATTTAGACTTATTAGCTAGACAATCTGGTTATACTTCACTAGCTGATATGACTAAACAATATGGAGTAGAACCAACATTTAAGTTTGGTACAGAAAAAGGAGATGTTAGTTTAGTTACAGGTAAACCTTATAACTTTGCAGGACAATCTGATAATAACGGTGCTCCTGCCTTTGCATCTTGGGAAGATTGGACAAACAGTTTAGCGGCTAGTGCCAAGACAGGTTGGATGGGTGGCACTATGACACCCAAACAAATAGATGATATAGTAGAAAAAAATAAAAAAGAAGGTAAGACATGGGATAGACGTAAAGTAGATGCTTATATGAAAGAAATTAACAAAACATATGGCAAGGAAGAAGATGATGATAAAGATAAAAGCAAAGTTAAAACAACACCATCTGTCTTTGTAGAACCTTTTGATGAAGTTGTTTCAAAAGGTAAAAGCACTAAAATAAGTGATGTAAAGAATTTTGGAATGGGAAGTGCAGAGGGTGTAGATACTGCTAATGTACCTACACAAGCTCAAGCTCTAAGTGCTTCATCTACATTTGATACTACAGACCAGTCTTCTAATAATGATGACCAAGGTCCGGGTGAATCAGTAGGTGATACTAGCTATGGTGGTGAAGGTGTAGGTGGATGGACTGCTCAAGGTGGTTTCATTAACAAACGAACTATGACCATGAGTAAAACACCCCCTAATAAAAAGAAGCGAGGTGGGTTAGCTTCAAGACGATAACCCACATACAGGCTACTTATCCCCCAACATAATGGCTACGATAACCCCAAGGAGAAACTAAATGGCTGAACAAGCACAAGAGATGGTGGTAGATGCTACACCAAAGAAAAAAGCATTTATGGATAAACCTTCTACACACGAAGAAAGAATTAAAAGAGACGAAGAAGAACTTAAACAGTTAATGGAAGAACAAAAAGGTGACACCGAATCTGTTGAAGAAACAAAAGCAGAGGATGAGGAAGAGCCGAAGACTGCTGAAGAAAAAACTTTTAAGAAACGTTATGGAGATTTACGAAGGCACTCTCAAGAAAAAGAGAAAGACTTTCAAAAGCAACTTGATGATTTAAAAAGTCAATTAAGTAAAGCTACTAAAAAAGAAATGAAACTGCCTAAGTCTGATGAGGACATTAGTGAATGGGCAAAAGAATATCCTGATGTAGCAGCTATAGTAGAAACCATTGCAACTAAAAAAGCACAAGAGCAATCAGAAGATATAAATAAAAGAATAAAAGAAATAGACGAAAGGGATGCTAACTCTATTAAAGAGAAAGCAGAAGTAGAATTGTTAAGACTACACCCTGATTTTGCAGATATAAGAGAAAGTGATGACTTCCATGATTGGGCAGACGAACAACCTAAATGGATACAAAATGCGTTGTATGAAAATGATAACGATGCAAAATCCGCAGCAAGAGCTATTGACCTCTATAAGTCAGACAAAGGAATTAGTAAGACAAAAGAGAAGTCAAATGATGCAGGTGCTGCTAAAGCAGTCTCAACGAAAAGCAAAACGTCTGTTTCGGAAACTAACAACGCAGTAACTTTTAGAGAGTCTACTGTTGAAAAAATGAGTGCCGATGAATATGAAGCTAAAGCTGATGTAATCATGGAAGCTATACGTTCCGGTAACTTTATATACGATTTATCTGGTTCTGCTAGATAAACAGTTGACAAATAGTTATTTATACATATAACTAGTATCAACTACAATGTGACCCCTCCACGTGGACAACTCACATACTACACGACACTTGAAAGCCTACCTGATAATATGAGCCTACACTTGATTAGCTATCAAACGTACAACCTCAAATGTTATTAGCCGATGACGAGTAAATTTTAGCACTTCGGTGCATTTGTTCAATTTTCAAAATGGAGATGAAAATGGCATTTAAAACTGCAGCAGGTTACGGTAATCTGCCCAATGGTAATTTCTCCCCAGTTATTTACTCTAAGCAGGTTCAGTTAGCCTTTAGGAAAAACTCCGTTGTCGAATCTATTACAAACTCTGATTATTTCGGAGAGATTAGCAACATGGGTGATTCTGTTAAAATAATAAAGGAGCCAGAAATCACCGTTAAGGAATACGCTAGGGGTGCAAACGTGCAACCTCAAGACCTTGACGATGAGGACTTTACATTAACTATTGATAAAGCAAACTACTTTGCTTTTAAAATAGACGATATCGAAGAAGCTCATAGTCACGTAAACTTTTCTTCACTAGCAAGTGATAGAGCAGGTTACAGACTAAAAGACAACTTCGACCAAGACGTTCTTGGTTACTTGTCAGGATTTAAACAATCAGCAAACAATGCACTTGCAGGCACTGCAAACGATGTAGTGAATGGAAGCAAAGCAGTGGGAACTGCTGGTTCAGACGAATTGTTGACAAGTATGAAGTTAAGAAAAGATAGCTTTGGTAACATCACTACTTCTAGTGCTGGTGACCACTCTATCCCAATAGCTCCAAGACTAGGTGGTGCAACTGCACAAGCAACTGCTACAGCTACTCCTTTACAGGTTATAGCTAGAATGGGCAGATTGTTAGACACTCAGTTTGTAGACAGTGATGGTAGATGGCTTGTTCTACATCCAACATTTATTGAAGTACTAAAAGATGAAGATTCACGTCTTCTAAATGGTGACTTCGGTGAATCAGGTGGATTAAGGTCAGGTTTATCTGTTGGAAAAATACATGGCTTTGACGTGTATATGTCCAATAATTTACCTTCAGTGGGTACAGGTCCGGGAACATCTGGAACTGCTAACCAAAATACAAACTTTGGTGTTATCGTTGCAGGACATAGTTCAGCAGTAGCTACTGCCGAGCAAATCAACAAGACAGAGACTTATAGAGACCCTGATTCTTTTGCTGATATTGTTCGTGGTATGCATTTGTATGGTAGAAAGATTCTTCGCCCTGAAGCAATCGTTACTGCCAAGTATAACGTAGGGTAAGGAGATTAGATATGGCAACTTATGATTTAACTTCTAAAGATACAACTGGTGTAGAATCAGATGTAATCGCTGCATACCCTTCGGCTAAGAATACTAACGTAGTTAAAACTTTAGAAACTTACGTTGACTTTGATGCTCTGATTGCAGGTGGTTTAACATTTGCAGATGGTGACATTCTACAAGCTCTTGAAATACAGGCAGGTAGTTTAGTCCTCAACGCAGGTGTTGAAGTAATGAAAGTTACTAATTCAGGTGTAACTATTGACGTTGACTTTGCGGCAGGTGATGACATCATCGATGGTGGTGACACTACTTCTGCTGGTTACTTAGCAAAAGGTACTAATGGTCAGACTAACGTTATAGGTACAGGCGCTGCTTCTACCTATACTCAATTTATCGGAACTACTGATACTATTGATGTCAAGTTAGTTGCGGCAGCTACAGCAGGTAGAATTAGAGTCTATGCTACAATCATTGATTGTAATGGGCATGGATTACTAGACAAGCCTGATGAAGTTGATAGAGACCAATTAGCTTAACTTATATATGAAAGAGCAGGGCAACTTGCTCTTTCATTTTACTTAGGAATTATTATGGCAGAAACTTACCTAACACTAACAAATAAAGTAATAGCAAGGTTAAATGAGGTTGCATTAACTTCAACAAACTTTTCTAATGCTAGAGGTATACAAGTTCAATGCCAAAACGCAGTCAATGAATCAATAAGATACATAAACCAAAAAGAGTTTCAATATCCTTTTAATCACGCTATAGAAACAAAAACATTGACAGCAGGAGTCGTTAGATATGATGTTGCTGCAACAACAAAAACTGTAGACTATAATACATTTAGAATAATAAAAGATGCTGATTTAAATGTATCAGGTGGTAATTTAAAAATATTAAACTATAATGATTATATTAATAGTTTTATTACACAAGAAGATGAAATAAATAGTACAACAACAAGTACAACACATACAGATAGTGTAACAACTATAACTGTTACAAGCACATCAGGTTTTGATACTACAGGAACTTTGTTTATAGGTAACGAACAGATTACATATACAGCTATAGGTTCTAGTACTACTTTTACAGGATGTACTAGAGGTGCTAATAGTACTACAGCGGCTTCTACAGCTAGTGGAGTAACTGTAACACAGTTTGATGGTGGTGGTGTACCTGAGTTTGTAGTTAGAACTCCTGATAATAATTATCTTTTGTATCCATTCCCACTTAAATCTTTTACTTTAAAGTATGATTACTTTTCTTTTCCAACAGATATGTCTGCACATGGAGATACTACAACTATACCTGATAGATTTGCCGCTGTTATCGTAGATGGTGCTACAGCATTTGTATATCAATATAGAGGTGAAACACAACAATATCAATTAAACTTTGGTAGATTTGAGCAAGGTATTAAAAACATGCAGACATTATTAGTTAATAGATATGATTACGTAAGGTCTACTTATATACCACAATCTAATTCAGGAAGTCGTAGTACTACATTAAATTTAAGAGTAAGTTAAAATGGCAGACCAATCTCAAACAGTGCCTTCAGCTTTTAATTGTGAAGGTGGCTTAGTCTTAAACAAGTCTACCTTTATGATGCAACCGGGTGAAGCATTAGAGCTAAGAAACTTTGAGCCTGACATTGAGGGTGGCTACAGAAGAATAAATGGCTTCTCTAAGTATGTATCAGCAGTCGTACCCTTTACATCTAGCTCTGCTGAAAAGGTACTTATGGTAGCAACCTTTGGTGATGTAGTATTAGCAGCTAGAGGAACAAGTATATTTAGTGCTACTCCGGGTGGTTCATCGTGGACTAGCAGAGACAGTGGCAGAACAGGTGCATTAAAGTATAACTTTGAACGGTTTAACTTTGATGGTACAGATAAAATAATAGTAGTAGATGGTACAAACGCACCTACAGTATTTAACTCTAGTTTAGCTGCAACAGATGTAAGTGACAGTTCTGTAGCAGGGTCTAAGTTTGTAGTATCTCATAGAAATCATATGTTCTATGCAGGTAAATCAACCACTAAACAAGAAGTAATATTTAGTGTTCCTTTTGATGAGGATTCATTTAATACAGGTCAAGGAGCAGGTAGCTTTAAAGTTGATGATGAGATAACAGGACTTAAAGTTTTCCGTGATGACTTATTTATATTTTGTGAAACTAGAATATTTAAACTGTCAGGTAGCTCAAGTTCTAACTTTGCAGTATCAGACGTAACAAGAGATATAGGATGTATCAACGGTGATACAATCCAAGAATTTGCAGGTGACTTAATATTCTTAGGTCCTGATGGTTTAAGAACCATTGCAGGTACAGCAAGAATTGGTGACG